ATAATTAGAATTTTGGATTTAGTTTATAATCTGCGAAAGAACCTGCGGCTCTGTCTTTGTCTGATAGAATAAAGTCTTTGATTTCATCAATTGTTTGCCAATCGATATTCAAATCTTTATCAAATGGATTAATTGCGGCTTCTGCTTTAGGGTTGTGTACTGCGGTGCATTTGTACATTAGATGCGTATATTCTCCTAATGAAAGAAACGCATGACCAAAGCCTGCTGGCACCCATAACTGATTGTTTGATTCTGGTCCTAACAACTCAGCATGATACTGCCCATATGTTGAAGAGTCTTTTCGCAAATCAACAGCAACATCAATTCCATATCCATGAGTAACACGAACCAATTTACCCATTGGTTGATCCCATTGAAAATGGATGCCTATTAGAACATACCTGAGTGATACAGATTGATTGTCTTGAAGAAATTTTACGCCAAGGGCTTCTTCAACTTCAGGTCTAAATGTTTCAGTAAAGAAACCACGATTGTCTCTATAGACAGGAAGGTTGATGATTTTAACATCAGGGATTATTTTCGAATCAGTTATTTTCATTATTTCTCCATAAGTAAGTGACAGGTTATTCTGTTACGAGGAAACCTGTCGAAACCCTAGTCAGCGTTTAGGCTGCCAATGCGAAACGTGAGTCGTTTGCGTTTACTTTGTTTTCTTCTTTTTACATCGTTGCTGATGTGCTGTCCACTCTGTTACTCTTTGCCCTGTCGAAACTATGCACCCCCATCAAAAATAAATTATATAATTGTATTTTCTGCAACAACATATACTTTCCATTTCGGATGTTTTTTAGAAAGACTTTCTGCTTTAACAAGCAAATGTTCTTTACTCTTACTTACATCTTTTACGAAAGTTTTGTCGCCAGTTTTTACTACAATTTTATATTTCATAATTTACTTTTGGTGGAGGTGGGGGGATTCGCACCCCCGTCCAAAACCTGTTTCTCTTTGCTTCATACAGCAATAATATTATTTAGTCAATCAATACAGCATCATATGCTTCACGGTAAGATATAAAATCTTTGATGTAATCATTGCGTTTTTTGATGAACACTTGTGGGTATTCAGAGTCAACGGCAATCATAATTACAATTTGTGATACTGGTATTCCAGTTCGTTCTTCATACATGACTGCATAAGCAGAACATTGCATAAAGTATCCTTTAATCCAACTCTCTTCTTTTAACTTGCCTGAAGTTTTAAAATCGATGATAGACAGTTTACCATCATACTCTGCAATACAGTCAACTCTACCAGCAACTTTTAGATGATGAGAATACAAAGGAATTTCTAATGCGTGAATGTTGTTTACGTGTTCATCCAATAGAGGTTGTAACGATTTGAACATAGCAATAGTATCTGGCATTGTCTTGTGGATATGCGCTGGATTTGTACGAGCATAATCTTCTTCATTGTTCAAATAGTTTTCACAAATCTTGTGTACTTTAGTCCCACGATTGGATGCTTTAGTTGAAATACGATTCGCTTCTTCTTCACCCACACGTTTTCTCCATTCAAGGATTTTATCTTTGCCATGTTGGGATGTAATAGTAGTCACAGAAGGATATAGTAATCCCTCTGGTGTCTTGTAGAATCGTTTGCCGTTTATTGTTTCGGTTTCCAAATCATAGTCAATGTCGCATCCAATGTGTTTAAATTTCACTTTAGTAATCCTGTTGTTATAATGATATTTTATTTAGCAGTATCTACTCCGTCTTCATGTTGCAACTTCGCCAAAATATAATCTTTTACCAATGAAGAACGAACGATATCATCTACAGTAAATTCAATCTTTGTAAATGCATTCATGTGATATGCAATGTCAAAGAATTTAAGAATACCTGATACATCATTCTTCTTTTTATTCAAGTCGGTTTGTCTATAGTCACCACACCAAATAATTTTAGAACGATAGCCAACCCTTGTCATAACAGTATCGATCTCTTCAAATGTCATATTTTGCATTTCATCAACGATAATGATAGCATCATCAAATGACATACCACGAATGAATGATGTGGAGATAAACTCAATGTGTCCTTGTTCTTCTAATCTATCCCATGCATCTTTGCGACCAAAAAGGGTGTCGCAGATTTGACGATATGGTTGTTGATAAATTTCCATCTTCTCATTTACATCACCAGGTAAATGTCCTATTTCTCGGCTCTGTACTGCGGATCGCACCACAATAATTTTATCAAATGGATTTGATTTGTCCATTACTTCTTCAATTGCTTTGTATAGCGCACAAAATGTTTTACCTGTACCCGCTACACCATGAAGTGCTACGAAATAGTCTCCACGTTTATATGCATCGAAAAAAAGTTTTTGATTGTCTGTTAACGGATCAAAAGTTTTTAAATCATCTAGTCTAAGTCTAAGTGTGTTATTGACTGATTTTAATTTAGGAGGGGTTTGAAATTCTGGTTCGGTATTTGCCGACTTAGATACAGCGGGTTTTCTTGCCATGGGTGCCCTTCTTGATGTTGTAGTATTTTTATGTGTCGCCATTATTAGAATGTGTTAACATTTCCTAAAGGATGCGCTTCTTTTGCTTTTGAAAGGACTTCTCTAAATCCATTATCTGGCTTTCGAATGCCTAAACGAATAGGGTCGCCAATTGATGGCGCCCCTAATAAAATAGATTCGAGTTGTGGATTGTCTTTTAAGTATTCTTCTCTAACACTAATACTAAAGAATTTTTCTGTTATTTCACCTGTATCTTTATTGATGAAGTTGTATGTCGGCATTGTTTACTCCGTATGAGAACCATTTTGGGGTTTCTCTGTTTTTCCATTTTGCAAATCTACTCTTATCATGTATATAGTAATTTTGATACGAACGAATAGAATCATTCGTCACTTTGTAGATATCAGGCATCGCAGGTGTAGGCTCTGTAAATGGAATGTCAGCAATGTTCTCTGGAGGCATACGAAGGTATTTTGCATATTTTTCACATGCATGATGTTTGCCATATCGATGTGTATACTCAGCCAATAAGTGAGTCCACATTTGATACAGCCACACATAGTTTTGTTTGCTTGCACGAACCCATATATTTGACGGATGATTAACGTGTGATGCTTTCATCAAGCTGTGTTCAATGATTTCGTTTTTCATGCGCCAACGTTGAATGTTACGATTGTTCGCAGTCTTATCAATATACTTTTCACCATCAAGAACACGGTGTGCGGTAGACATGAGTTGTGCATACTCAATAATCATTTTAACAACATGTTTGTCTAAGTGCATTTCAGCACAGACTTTTGGTTCGTGATTAAGATAGAAGATGTTCATACGAAATCGTAAGTCTTTTCAAAAATAGGGCCATCACAAATATAAAGTTCTCCGTCAATACCTTTCATAAGATAATCACCAGCTTTGCCTTGCTTGTAATTACCTTCTAAAGTATTCACACGAAAATCTTCGTCAATACGTTTAGCATTGATAACAATAGGACGTTTCATGCATGGTGCCATGCTATCAACGTTTTCAAAAGTATCATAAGTTTTCATATTTTCTCCACAATTATTTTATCGCCATTGTCAGTACCAAACGACATGTTATCATAGTATACACGAACAAGACCCTTTCGTGCAAGTGAAACACAGGTAATACATGCACCAAAGTAATTTACATTTTCGGTAATCTCTTCAACAGATTGGCTTGGCACACCTTCAGCACGGGATAACATTTCTGTCATTAACACAATGTCTTCCATGCGTTCATTGAATTCACTATCACCTTCGTCAATTATTTCCATTAGTATTTCTAAATTTTCATTAGAAAGTTTTTTAAAGAATCTACCCAATGATGTGTACGGATTACGCATCAGCATTTTTGCTACCGATTTTGTTACTGGCAAAAGTTTATCGGATTCAATAATCTTTTCCATATCTGGGTGTGAATTTTCAAAGTCAATAGGATCGTCTTCCATTAAATCTCCACGTATTTTAGTTTAAAGTCTTCAGCACGGTCTTCATAATTTATGTATCCACGTGGATTGCAAACAACCCTAGTAGTGCCAATCATATAATCAAATTCTTCGTGCGTATGTCCGTGAGTCCACAATTTGATTTGTGGATTGTCAAGAATGAATTGATCTAAACGACTACTGTATGCGCCATTCACAATCACTTCAGTCTGATATCGTGGATGTGTAGATGCCTTGCTAGGTGCATGGTGACCAACAACAACATATTTACCGAAAGGCTCACTTGTTACATTAATGTATTCTAACATCTTTTTATGATCCTGTACAGTATCTTCTGGTGTGAACCTAGCGGGACGTTTACGAAACGTAGGAATCTCTGTACCTTCTTCATTCACATCGAATGTTCGGTATGAAACCATTTCATTGCTATTTTCAATAAGACGAAAATCATTCATCTTAACACGGATGTGTGCAAGAGTAACCGGGTCTTGTGCATTCATGTCGGTCCACAATGTACCACCAATAAATGTTACGTCATCAATTGTCACATGCTCTTTATCAAGAATGTGCAAGTTCTCAATATGTCCCAAGTACTTTCGTAGAATCGTAAACGTTTCAGCATAGTCTCCATGATAATGTTCGTGATTTCCAACAACATAAATCACTTTGGAAAATTCATTCGCACAGCGAGTAAAAAACTCAATATAACGTTGAGTCTTACCGCCTTGCACCATACTGTAAATATCGGGATCACGAAAATCAGCCGCAACGCAGATATCGCCAGACAGTATTAGTACGTCAGCGTTTTCTTCGTTCTTTAAAATCAAGTCACCAAATTCAAGGTGAACATCGGATGCAATTGCAATCTTCATTTTTACTCTCAGTCTGAGTGAGGTGGGAGAACATATTCTTCACAATAAAATTTAAGTTTAGATATTGTTTCATTTACATCACTATGTAGAATACCAATTCCACCAGCTTTGACGAAGCCATCAATTACATAATCGGTGTCATCAACAAGTATAATTGTCGGATGAGCATATTGTGCTTTCAATCTACTACCAGGACAAATATTTGGTTTATATAAAATGCCATGTTCGCAAAGCCATTGTGTTTTTTGAATTGCTACTTCGGTATGATGTTCTTGCCCACCACTTGAAGTTAACATTTCAATTTCAATGTTTGGAATAGTTCGCACGTAAGCAAGCAACTCTTGCCCACCGGGATTCCAATCTAGTGTCGCAAAGTTTTCACCTTCAATGAATTTTTTCCAGTTAGATGAGAAGTTTTTTCTGTCTCTAGATTTACCAGGGCTTTCACCGAATAGTTCTTCGTATCGTCTATTGAACGAACAAAGCACACCATCCATGTCTAGATAAATTTTATTTACAACCATACAAACAATCCAATCACTACGATAAACACAAAATATTCCATAAGAGTGAAATGCTGGATTAGTTTATAAAACCAATCATAGTGTAACAATCTCTCATATATGCTAAATTTCATTCTGACATTCTCGCAATTAAATTTTGTAAAACAGGTTCAATCTCAAAAGAAGGAATGCTTGACATATACTGGACGTATCTTACAACGTCAGCACCTGTCAAGCCTTTATCCCACGCTTCAAGGATGTATCGTTCTATTACTACACGGTCATCCATATCACTCCAATAATTATGTTCGAATATATGCTTCAGCAAATTGGCGGTCTTCAAAGTCCTCAACGTCTGTATCGATTTCATCTAACAGGTTGACGGGCTTCTTTGCAGAAGACTTTGCCATTGC